GTTTCTGCTGAAAACGCTGGCGTGTGGGGTAACAGCCTTACTGTTACTACTACTGCTGGTCTTGTCACTGGTAACGAGCCGACATTCAACCTCATTGTAAAACTGGATGGAACGGAAGTTGAGCGTTGGAGTGAGGTCAGTCTTGACCTATCGTCAAATCGTTATTTGTCTACGGTAGTTAATACGTATTCAACGTATATTCGTGTTTCCAACGTTGCTGCGTACACGTCGGCATTTACCGTTACTGCGGCTGCCAACTCCGCTCTTGTTTCTGGTTCTGATGGAGTCAGCGTTGCAAACGGCGACTGGAACGATGCGGTAAGTCGCTTTGATTCCGTCACGGAAGAGTTGGTTCTCAACCTCGTCAACATGACAACGGCTGCCGTGGTAAACAACGCCCTTACGTACGCAGAAAACCGTGGTGATGTGTTTGTGGTCATTGACCCCGCTACGGTTACAAGCGGCGCTGATGCTGTTTCAGCAATCAGCGGATACAGTGCGTCTTCGTATGGAGCCGTGTACTACCCCAAATTGAAGATGGTAGACCCATCTAAGACTGGTGCGGCAGCCATCCGTGACACTGCTCCTGGTGGTGCATTGCTTGGACTCTACTCACGTGTTGAGGCTGAGCGAACAGTCGCCAAAGCACCTGCTGGCTATGCATACGATTTGCGTGGGGCCTTCGGTCTTGTGACCTCCTTTACAGAGGCTGAGCAGGGAACAATGTACGACGCACATGTAAACACGTTGAAAGCGGTTCCAGGCGCTGGTGTCATTGTCAACGGTGCTCGTACTTTGAAGAAGACGGACATCACCAAGTTTGTTCCAACCCGTCGTAGTTTGAACTACGTCAAGGCACAGTCCAAACGGTTGACCGAGTTTGCCATCTTTGAGCCAAACAATGACCGTTTGTGGACAACCATTGAAGTTCGCCTATCCAAGTTTCTTTCTGAATTTTGGTCGGCAGGTGGACTCAAGGGTGGAACTGCTGCACAAGCGTTCTACGTCTTGTGTGATTCAACAAACAACACGTCAAACACGATTGAAAACGGGGAAGTCCATGTTGAGGTCGGGGTTGCACTGCAAACTCCCGCCGAATTCATTGTCATTGAAGTCAGCCAGTTCACTGGCGGCTCTACCCTCACGGAAACCGTCTAAGGAGTAATAATGCCTATTTCACAACGTACTGACCCGCTTCGTAACTTCAAATTCCAAATTCAAATTGTTACTGCTCCTTCACTAAACACGCACACTGGTGGTTTGGAAGGTCTTGGATTTGCAGAAATGTCGGGACTTAGCGTCACCAACGAACTCATCGCCTACCGTGAGGGTGGGATGAACACGCACCCGCACAAGATGGTGGGTCAATCTGATTTTCCGCCAGTTTCGTTTAGTCGTGGTGTGTTTGCCAACCAATCACAGATGTGGAAATGGCAAACATTTATACACTCATGGCAACAGGGGGCAGCATCGCAACCAGGTGCAACAAGTTCAGGGAGCACTGGTCTACGTAATTTGGCTGCTGGTAATGATTACCGTTGTGACATTATTGTAAGGGTTTTTGACCATCCCTACACCGCAGCCGACAACAATGGCGGTTATTATCAGAGAACTGACCTTCCTGATGCAAACACTAAGCCTGGTGTTGCCCGACTTGGTTTTAAACTTTTTAATTGTTGGCCTGGTGTTTGGGCAATGAACGGTCTCAATGCTGGTGATAACGGTATTTTGATTCAACAAATGACTATTCATCATGAGGGTTTTGTAATTGCCTTTACTGAGACAGAATTGGCTGCGTTAGCACAAGCAAATTAATACAACTTTACAAGTTAAGTAGGAGCACAATATGAGCAATACACAATCGTCGGCTGCCGCCTTTAATGAAGCGCTGGTAGAACCAGCGCCACGTGTAGACCTTCCGACAAGTCTTAAAGTTGATTTAATGCGGGGTCTTTTAAACCCTCTTGACAACGAATGGCAAATGTCGGCAGTGGTTAGAGAACTAAACGGAACTGACGAGGAGGCGTTGGCGGCTTTTGACGTGCAAAAAGGCGTATCGTATTCCGAATACATGACGCACATGCTAAAACGAAGCGTTACATCTATTGGAAACGTTGATGTGCTGGGACGTGCAGAAGTGATTGACGAACTTATCATTGGTGACCGTGACTTGTTGTTTCTTGGGGTGCTCAAGGCAACTTACGGGCGTTTTAGAGAGTTTCAGGTTACTTGTCGTGAATGTGGGGGAAGTAACGACGTAACAATGGACCTTGAAAATGATTTTAAAATGGAAGACCCTAAACACGATTTACATGAAACAATGAAAATAAAGTTAAAAAACGGTACGGTTGTAGAACTGCTTTACCCCAATGGTGGAGATAGTCAAGCCGCTAGTAAAAAAGGAAAAACTACTGCCGAACAGAATACGTACATTCTTTCTCGTTGCGTTATATTACAAGGTAAAAGTGATAACGACAAAGAGGCGTGGGCAAGGGGGTTGTCATTGGCTGACCGTAACAAGTTGGTCAAAGCCCTTTTCTCAGCGCAGCCAGGGCCTCGTATGGAAGAGGTGGAAACCCAATGCGCCCACTGTAATGCTAAAATTGTATTAGCACTAGATTGGGTCTCACTTCTATTTGGCTAATCTGGTTAAAATATATTGGGAGTACGAAGCGATTGCCTCTACGTATGGAGGTTTTGGTCTAGAAGACCTGAAATCCATGACAGTAAGACAACGAGCGTACTGGTTTCGTATGGCTCGTTGGAAAAACTCTACTGGAGGTTAATCCGTGGTAGACAACAACGAACCTAACTTAGCAACAGGAGGTCTTGGCGGCGATAGTGCTGCTGAAGGCTCTGCGGCTAGTGCTATGGGCAACGCCGTTGTTAACTCACGCCTCAGCGTTGATTTGACCATGCTAAAAGGTCTCAACGAAGAACTTACCAAACTTGATGGCAACGTAAAAAAGATTAAAGACAAGTTTAAATCTCTTACCAGAGAAGCAAAGGACCTTACTACTCAATTAAATAAGGCAGCCACTGCCATGGGCAAGATGGGCGGTAGCGCTGGTTCCTCTGGATATATGGACACGTCTAAGGGAATGCCTCCTGCGGCATCTGCGCCTCCTCCTGGAACTGGTGGTTCTGGAATAAGCACCGAAGCCGCCGATGCGATTGCTATTTTGGCTCAGTTGGGAATAGGCTCTTCTGGACCTGGAGCAGCACCCGCAAGTGGTGGTACTAAAAAGACAAGTGCTTTAAAAACTTTTACTGGTTCAAAAGGTTTTGAAGCCTTACAAATGGCTGTTCAAGAAATTGACAACCGTGTAGACAGAAACAAACAATACGCTTTGCCCGCTGACCGTTTGAGCGTTGTATTGCAACAACAATACAACATGAGTCAAGGACAAGTACAACGTGATTTGCGTGACCCACTCCGACAATACAAACTTGGATACGGAGGTATCAATGAGTTGTTAGCAATGCAATCTCGTACTGGGTTGAGCGCACGAATGCAGGCGAGTTCTGTTGAATCGTTGCGTGCATTGACTGGTTATTCAGCAACTGCTGGAGACGTTACTCAATACATTGAAAGTATGGGGCAGGCTGACACCGTAAACAGAATGTTCATGATGACTGGAACGAGTCTTTACGGAATTGGTGGTCAACAAAAGTCGGCAATGCAGGTAAATCAAGAACTTATTCAACGGCTTGGTTTAAACAATCGTGAAATCATTGAAGGTGGTCGTCAGGACGGGTCGGTTCTTCGCCAACGTTTGTCAATGGCTGGATTGGACCAAGGGGCGCAGGACATGCTCCTTCAATACGCAGAATCCAACATTTCGTTTAAAGAACGTGGCGGTCAAGGAACTTATGACCCGTCAAATAAAGCACATCGTAGCATAATGGGAATTGAAGGGAACTACGCAACTCAAGAAGAGGAAACCACTCGTACTGAGGTAAGCCGTGAGGAACAAATGTACAAACGGCAGGCAGACAACTATGCACAAATGGAAAAGAACCTTCAGGCAACTAACAAAGCGTTAGAAAAGTTTGAAGACTTTTTGTCAGGCATTATTGGTGGACGTACTTCAATGCGTGGAAACCCACTTGCCAAGGCAACACAAATGTTAGGAATGGGTTTGGCCCCATTCTTTCCACATATTGGTATTCCTTTAATGGCTATTGGTGGTGTTCTTGGTGACGGTGGTGAAGGCGGGGGAACGGGACGTATTCAAGCCAGAAACCCAACCAACAAGGTTCG